TCTTCGTCGTACTTCACCCAGTAGTTGTTGTCTTCGTTGCCGTCGTCACCCGTGATCTCCAAGGTGAAGCCGTCCACCGCACGAGCGGGGAGGTTTGAAAACTTCTGGGTCTGCTTGTAAAGGAACGAGTAGGTCTCGTCCGACCAACCCCATGAGAGGGGGAAGACTTGTTCGAGGGTGCCAAGGGTGCCAGTCTGCTCGCCGTGTAGGACGTTCTGGCCGACCTTTGCGAAAGTCCAATTAGTGAAGTTCGCATTGATGTAGATGGGGTCAGTACCTTCAAGTCCCAGCAAGGTGTCGATGAACTCACTAGGCTGGCCCGTGTCGGTGCCCGCCACGTTAAAGTTGTCCGAGTCTATAGTGATTGCGGCGATCTTGGCTTCGATGTCCGTGTTGCCGGAGGTGGTGGTCTCGAAAGCGTAGATCATAAACTCGTTGGGTCGGGCCGCTGGAAAGATGGTACCCAGCTTGCCTACCACAGTCTCTTTGTTCGCGATGAAGGAGTAGTCGGCGACGGAAATGACGGCGAAGTTTTCGTTCGCGTTGGCGCCCGCCGTCGCGAGGTACGACTCGCTCCTGATCCACATTTGATCGCCATACGCATTCTGGGTGTGGGTGCCCGAGACATACCGCGCACGAACCCAATACCCCTCGATGGTCTCTTCAGTGGAAGGGGCCCAGTCGGTTGGAGGCGTGAAGGTTACGCTGTGTCTTCCGGTGATCTTAAAGTGACCAGTGCCATCGGTGACGGATAGGGTCTCCCACGAGTCACCATCCCAGTACTCCCATCCAAGAGTGTAGGTGCCTTCGCCCCCAGTGCTAATCTCAAATTCAATTTCAGAGAAGGGGAAGTCCCCGCAGTACCATGAGCCGCTTTCAACGTCCGCGTTGAGGAATAGGGTAACGTCGTTGGCGGTGCCCTCGTTGGCCGCCTCGGTTGAGTCAGAGAGGACGCCAATGGTTTCCGTAAGGACGCCAGTTATGGGCAAGCCGGAAACGATGGCTTCTACTCCGGTGAAGAGGTTCCACACACGGAGGGCCCCATCGGAGAGGAGTACAAGATGTTGGATGTCTTCGTCGCGATCCCGAATGTGCATCTTGTAGCCAGCGGCCGGGGTGGTGTCCCCCGTGAGGAAGCTGAGCCACTCAGTACCGGGACGGCGGGCCACGCCCTCCACGATCTTCGAGATCATGTTCTCTTGCACTTCACATTGAGAGGAAGCTCGGACGGTGGGCGGCTGCTGGCTGACACCATTGACGACGGTGTCGATAGCCTTCGAGATTAGGTCGCCGGTTCCTTTTGCCACGGACTACCTCCGGTACACGGCGTCGAATATGCCGGGTGCGAACGTGAGGTTGATGTCTTCTTGGTCGGTCTCTTCCTGTTGCAACACTGCGAAGGCTTCATCCGCCGCCCGGTTCGTGAACTCGAAGAGGGTGGGGGAGCCGAGGCTGCGCTGCTGGTAGATCGTTCCCGCGCGCCGAGCCACATACATTTTGAAAGTCTCGGGGCAGTCGTCGAACGGGAGTAGGCGGGTCTGATTGACGAGGAGATCGCCTTCATTTCCCGTGAAAAGTTGAGTGTCCGTGTTGAAGAGGCGTCGGCCTCGCTGGACGTACTGGGTGATGTAGGTGAGGTAGGCGTCTATCTTCGTCACGTCGGCGGCTACGATGTACTCGCCGTCTGCGTTCGGGGTGAGGACTACCTTGGTCTCAGCGTTGAACCACCAGCCCCGCGTCTGTACGAGGACGTTCACTTCGTTCAGAGTGGCAATCGCCCGCTGCACGTCAAGGCGCTGCGCGTTGGCGAGGTTCGACACCGGGCGCTCCCCAAGAGAGGAGAGCATGAGGTTCACGGCAGTGAGTTCCGTCGTCTGAAGGGGGGTGGCAGCAGAGGGCATGTGACACTCCGAAGTGGAAGGGGTGACCCCCGCTCCGCTAAGCTGTTACGAGGTAGCTCGGCGGGGGCCAATTTGTTACACGATGTCCGTATCTTCGAGCGATACGCACGCCTCGGGGCGGATGTAGTCCTGGCCGATAGCGTAGCTACCGATCAAGAGCGTGCCCTGTCGACGGAGATCCCATCCGATCTCCGTTCGGAGGTCGAGCAGTTTCACCGTAGCGATGGCGGTCTTGTGCCAGACAACACCGATGCACTCGCGGAAGTCGTCGCGGAGTACGGTCGGAACCGTAGCCACAGACGTGTCATTCGCGGTGGGGATGTTGTTGGACTTGAGAACCTGAAGGTCCGCAGCGAACGGCATGGTTGCCGTAGCCTTCGACCCTTGGCCCGCGTAGTCTCGGTGAATGAACTCACCGTCTTCGAGCATGAGGTACCATGCCAACGGCAGGAGCGCAGCGTAGCGCTCGTTGGCCGGCACGTTCTTCTCGTCGAGCGTTTGCGCGGAGTCATACACTGCGGCCTTGAGGGTCGCAGCCACCGTGCTCATGCCGGCAGACTGCAACGCAGTGCCGTCATTGTCGCCCGTCTGGTCGATGAGGTGAGAAGCCGCAGCGCCCGTGAAGACGGCGCGGAACGAGTTACGGTCTCGCGCGTTGGCGAGGGCTTCACCGATCTGGTGAGCGTAGGAACTCTTCACTTCGTAGTGATTCATCGCGTCGTCGAGCACGTCAACGAAGGCGTCCGAGTAGAGGAGATCCTCAATCGAAATAGTCTTCGCGTTGTGCTCGATGTTCTGGCCCACGATTTCCGCGCCCGGCGTGTGCGAGGCGGCGGTCGTGCTCCAGATCATCGGGAACTGAGCGGACTTGCCACTCTTGATGTTCCGGACTTGCTGGCGATCGTCAGTCAGTTGTGTGAAGTCGAAGCGCTCAAGCACGAGGCCCGAGAACTCTTCTAGGAAGATTGCGTCTACCGAACCAGCGGCATTCTTTTGACCCAATCGTGAAACATTGGCGGCTGCCATGATACGTTACTCCTTGGGGTGTTGGGGAAGGTATGAACAGCTAATCGGAAATATATTTCCCGGTGTCCATGGACTGCTTCAGTTGCCTTGCTACCTTTGCTCGGAGGGCCGGGTCTTTCTTGTACTCATCGGTGGCTTGGATCTTCGCCAGCTCTTGACGAGAAGCGATGATCGGTTCGCCGCCGCTACGGTTTCCGCCGTGCGAAAGGTCGGGGGTGAAATCAGGTTCCACTCCCTTGGCTTGCTGCATTTGGGCGTACAGTCCCTTGACTGCTGCGGTGCGAACTCCGGGGTCCGTACCCAGTGTGGCCTTGTCGAATACCTCAGTCTCTTCAGGTGAGAGGTTCTCGACGCCCCACTGGAGCATGTTCTGGTAGTTGTCTTGCCCACCTACCAGATCGAACACGGAGCGAGTGGTGTCAGCACGAATAGAGGTAAGCCCCGCTTCGTATGCAGCGATGAAGTCCTGCCGCATAGACTCGGGTACTTTGTCGGAGAAGACTGTTTCGAGAACTTCCTTCCGAGTGTCATCGCTGAGCTGGCCGTCGGCCATGAACTCATCGGTCCACCCGGAGAAGTGCGTCTCGAACTCGGTGGGTTTTTCGTTGCCTTCCTCTTCCTCTTCTTCCTCGCCGTCTTCGTCGCCGTCGTCGGAGTCCTTGTCAGACTCGTCGCCGTCTTCGTCGTCGCCGGGGTCTTCGTCAGAGATCAGGCTTTCAGGCTTGTCGCCTTCTTTGCCTTCCTCTTCTTTGACACCAGTGCCGTCGTGGGTGTAGTCACCGTCCACCTTCGCTGCTGCTGCGGCGTCGGCGTCTACGATAAACTTGCCATCCTCTACGGCCATGACCTATACCTCTTCGTCTTCAATCACGATTTCCTCGGTCACATCCGCAACGCCCGTTCCCGGACGGCGCAGCTTGTGGCCGACGAACTCCTGACTAACGGAGGCATCGCGACGATTGGTGACACTTCTCTTCACCTGAACGAGGTCGTAGATCGCACCCGTGCGAGGGTCTTTCGTCGTGCGGGTGATGGGACAGTCTTGCCCACGGAACCTGCGAGTCTTAGTTTTCTTCGCAGCTTCCGGTTGTTCGGGTTTTGCTTGTGCTGACATGGACTTCTCCTGAGTTTGTGCTGCTTGGGTGTCCTACCCTTCCTCTTGCCCGGAGGCTGCTGCGAACTGCCCGGTCATTTCACCGGCTGCCGCTTCTGCCAAGGCGGGTGCTCCGCCCTCCAGTAAGGTCGCGCGCATTTGGTCTTGCTGTGCTTGCTGCGCCTCAGCCGCCATCGTTTCCTCGTCCTTCACGAGACCCTCAATGGGTACGCCAAGGCCGATTGCCGCGCGGTCGAGGAGATCACGCAGATTAAAGTACCCACCTACTTCGGGGGCCATAACCGCGATCTCATTTCTTACGAAGGCCACATACTCTCGTAGCCTGTTGAACTCGTGGCCCCTGCCGATAGCGGCGAGGCCGGTTACAACGACTGGCTTCACCACGCCGTCGGGCGTGATCTTGCCGAGCCCACCCGTCCGAACCAGCATCTCTTCCGTTCGCATCGCGATGGGAAGCTGCATCTCTTGGGCGAGCACTGAATAGATTCCACCGAGAGCGTCTTCAAGCTCTTCGGCCATCCGTCGTACCTCTTCCGCAGTCACCCGCTCTGCATCACGCTGGAAAGCGGAGTTGAGAAGGAAGGCTGCGCCGAGGTCTTGGCGGAGGTCTTGGAAAGTTTGCTGAGCCACGCGCATGTCGGCGTGCTTGTTCTGTTGCAGCATGGTCACGTCGTCCGCGCGCCCGAGTAGGGCTGCACCGTTCTCGGCTTCCATCAGCTTCTTGGGAGTGACGGCAGCGCCCGGAGCCACGAGGGCTACCAGCTTGGCCGCGTTCAGCGAACCGATGACGATGGACTGCCGCAGCTCTTCCGCTGAGCGGAGGTCGCCGCGATACTCTTCGACGTAACCACGTCCGTAGTCCTCGCCGTCGATGGTGACGAAGCGCAGGGCCATGAACGGGAACTCGTCCTTGGGGATGGAGACCTTACCTTCGAGATCCACGGGGGCTCCGTCAATCTCTCGCGACACCATGTACTTCTTGCTGTTGCTGGTGAGCTTCACGCCGGTGTAGAGAGGGACGGCTTCGTCTTTGTTCTCGTTTAGATCCAGCTCTCCGTCCGAGGTGGTGGCATGGCCTCCCTCAATGAGGGCGTCGCGGAGGTCTATAGGAAGCGTGGACTTCTCCAGCATCTCGACGTAGATCAGCTCGATCACGTTGCCCACGAAGTCCCTTCGGACGACGTAGTTGTTGAGGGGGAAGACGCGCATCCCACCGGTCGGGGGTAGGTAGCAGAGCACGTTGCCTACCACGATGAGCTGGCGTAGGGCTTGGTCTGCCTTCGTCCGGATGTTGTTGGCCTCGATCGAGTCCATGATCGCTTGCTCACGAACGGCGAGCTTGCCCTCAAGGTCAGTGCGTTGCTCCGCTCGGTCGTCCTGCGCAAGAGCGTGTTTGAACTTGGGGGAGAATTGGTAGCGAATGAACGCTCCGGTCGGAGGGAAGAGGGTGAGGCCCAGCTTGGAGGCTAGGTTCCGCACACCTTTCGCACCGATCGACTGCCACGGCTTCGGAATATCCACGGGCGAGTTCCGCATGGAAATCTGCGTGGCGTCCTGATCGGAGGGCATGATGGAGGGGATGGTGAGACGTGCGCTCTCCATCCCTTCGGTCAAGTACCAGCTCCGCTCGGTTGCCATGTGGTCGTAGCGAGACCGTAGGGTACCTTCATCGGACATGGGGGGTCGCTCCTGTTAGACCTTGCGGGCTTTGGCGCTGCCGATGCTGAGGCCAGCTCCGGTCGCAGCTCGGGTGGCGGCGGCGCTACCGATCGAGAGGCCCGGAGTCTTGAGGGCTGCTCGGCCGGCTCGCTTCTGCTTCTTGCCCTTCTTCACGTTCGCAACGCCTTGCTCTTCCTTGCTCAGGATCA